ATAATGAAGTATACACTAGAAAAGTATTGCCATTCATTAAACCAGATTATTTCTCTGACAACACCGAACGGATTGTTTTCAAAGAAATATTTGATTTTGTAAATAAATATAAAAACCTTCCAACACATGAATCTCTCGTAATTAATTTTACAGAGAGTAAATCTCTAACTGAACCACAAGTAAGAGAGTCTATTGAACTACTAAAAGAAATTCATTCTAGTAAGGATGAAAAGTCTGAAGGTCAATGGCTAATCGAACAAACTGAAAAGTTTTGTCAAGATAAGGCAATCTATAATGCAATTATGGAATCTGTTGGCATTCTTGATGACGATGGTAAAAGAAGTAAAGGTGAAATCCCACAACTTCTGTCTGATGCTCTTGGTGTTACATTCGATAACAATATCGGGCATGATTACATCAACGATTCTGATTCTCGGTATGATTCATATCACAAAGTAGAATCTCGAATTCGTTTCGACCTAGACCTTTTTAACAAGATTACAAAAGGTGGTCTTCCAGTTAAGACATTGAACATTGCTCTTGCTGGTACTGGTGTAGGTAAATCCTTGTTTATGTGTCACGTTGCGGCTGGTTGTCTATCGCAAGGTCATAATGTATTGTATATCACAATGGAAATGGCCGAAGAAAAGATTGCTGAACGTATCGATGCAAATTTGCTAAATATAGATTTAGATGAACTACGAACAATCACTAAAGAAGATTACAATCGTAAATTCTCTGCACTCAAAAGTAAAACACAAGGCAAGTTAATCATTAAAGAATATCCAACTGCAAGTGCTTCTTCATTACACTTCCGTGCATTGTTGAATGACTTGGCTCTTAAAAAGAGTTTCAAACCTGATATCATCTTCATTGACTATTTGAATATCTGTTGTTCTTCTAGGATTAAACCTGGTGCAAACGTAAACAGTTATTCATACATCAAGGCAATTGCAGAAGAACTTCGTGGTCTTGCTGTTGAGAATAATCTTCCGATTGTATCTGCAACACAAACAACAAGAAGTGGTTTCTCCAACTCTGATCCAGGCCTTGAAGATACTTCTGAGTCTTTTGGTTTGCCTGCAACTGCTGACTTTATGTTTGCTCTTGTAACAAATGAAGAACTAGAACAATTGAATCAAGTGCTTGTTAAGCAATTAAAGAATCGTTATGGTGATCCTAATCTATACAAAAGATTTGTTCTTGGTATCGATAGAGCAAAAATGAGACTGTATGATGTTGAAGACTCTGCACAGAATGATATTGTTGATGCAGGTAAAGTTGAAGATAAGCCTTTAAATACATTTGGTAATCGTGAACGTAGAAAAAACTTTGATGGATTTAAAGTATGATTTTGTATGATTATCTTTTAGAGAATCGAAATTCAAATGGTGTTCCCATTCTGAATGAGCAACAATGGACTCTTGTCAATGAGAAATTTGATAAAGAAACTATTGTTGCTGAATTGATTCGTCTAATTGAAACTACAAAACCACCATGCCCATTGCGTGATATTACCTATGAAGATATGCAAAGTGCCTTTTGGGCATTGACACTATCTGATTTGAAATCTACATTCCAAGAACACGATAAAGTAAAAGATATTGTGATTGAAAAGTTTGAAGATTATGGTAGAAAGTATTCTGAGCATGGTCTTGGTGTGATTCAGATGGGCTCACAATTCAATAACGTGAGTAACTATTTTCATCAAACATTAAGATATAAATGTGATGCATGGGGATATAAATCTCCAATCTATCGTTGGGAAAACAATGATAACTTGCGTAGTGTATTTCTTGCACTATGGCGATTGGGTAACAAAGAACTATCAGTTAGTGCTTATATTTCATCATTTAGATTGAGTGCCTATATTGCAACACAATTCAAGCCACAAGTTGCAAAGTTACTCTATGAGATATCAAATGCAAAGACTGTGTTTGATTCATCTTGTGGTTGGGGTGATAGACTTGCTGGTTTCTATTGTTCAAGTGCAAAACAATATTATGGTACAGATCCAAATGACCAAACATATTTGAAATACTTTGAACAATGTATTGAGTATGAGAAGTTGTATGGTGAGAAACCGAAGACTACATTTACAAATGAATATTTTATTGTTGAAGGCAAGAAACGTGTAGAGATACATCGTAAACCAGCCGAAGACTTTGACTATTCTATTTTGCCACCAATTGATTGTGCGTTTACATCACCACCATATTTCGCAACAGAGAAATATAATACAGATGGTAAACATTCAGATGAACAATCATGGTCTAGATATCAAACGTATGAACAATGGCGAGATGGTTTCTATCTGCCAGTTAATCGTAAAACATTTGCAAGTCTAAGTGATAATGGGTTTCAATTTGTTAACATCATGGACCCAAAGATTAAAACTACAAGATATTATGCAAGTGATGATTTGATTGATGATATGGTAAGTAATGGTGCAAACTTCTGTGGTCAATTGGGTATGCGTATTATGCAAAGGCCAAAGAACGTAGAGAATCTAGATGAGTTTATGAAGAAAGTTTACATAGAACCAGTCTGGACATTTTCTAAAAAACAACAGAAGTTTGATATCGTAGACAATTATATGAATAAAGGTTCCTTAGATGCATTCTTTGCTTGACAAGATACGGTAACTGAGATAGGATAAATACTCCAATAAATTAAATGTTAGGAGTATTTAATGGCAGATTCCCCAAAAGAAGGTGAAGCGGCTCAAGCACTATTTTGTTCTATTGCAGATTTTTTAGGTTCAGCAAAAGTACAGAAAGAATTTGATCTGACTAAACTTCCAACTTATCAAGCATTCAAAAAACACTATGGTAAAATTATAGATGATTGTTATGCTAAAACTGATATGCCTCAAATTACTCTGAAAGAGATTGAAAAGTTTTTAGATAATGCTGATGGTTGGTATGAATCATCTCTTAATATTGCAAAGAAATTGATACACGATATTAAAACACTTAGTGCAAAGTTCTCCAAACTTCAAGCACCAAAATGGCAAGATATAATCTATGTTCGTGGTGGTGCAAAAGAAAAGGGGAGGTCATCAAATGCTATGGAAAACATAGCCGCACTCTTTGATGTTGCAAACAAAAACGATGGTGGTTATTTTGGTGATATTAATAAATGGAGTCCTGCTGACATATATTTTGTATCAAAGAAAGCTGAAGTTGCTATTCTAAGTGAAGTTACTTTAGCTACAGGTAAGTTGGCAAAGTCATATGATTTTATTAGTCTTAATAAACTAACAAGTAATTTAGTTGATAGTGGTGATTTATTACCACTATCTTTAAAGAAAGCTGAGCATGAAGTACACTTGGTAAAAGTAAACTTCAAAAGGTCTGATGAAGAAAAATATCTAGGTGAGATTAAGTATTATGGTGTTAGTGATTGGAGTAAAGAATACACAAGAGCTAAGCCAGTTACAAGAGATATAAAAATTTATTTCAGTAAAGATAAAAAAGATAAACTTAAAATTCGTCACGATCCTTATAGTGGAAATTATGGTGTAAACAAAGCTGTAAAGTGTGAGATTGAAGTTACTGGTGCAGGCGGCCGTGGTGGTTCAGTTGTTGGTATACCATTGATAAGTCAACTAATATCAAAAGTTGATAAGAAGTTTGGTGATGAATTGACTAGAGCTTTCAATGAAGGCATTAGAAAATATGCTACTGAGTTAGAGAAAGCTAATAAGAAATTTAAAGTTAAATCTGGAACAAAATTGCAGAGTCCAGCAAAAGAAATGTATGATGATGAAAGAGCTACTTTAAGTGCATTGTATGTTTCAAATGCTATTATGCCAGTTATATACAAATGGTTTAAAAGTAATGAAGCAGATAAAAAAAGAGTACTTCTAAATGAAAAAGTTGTACAAAAATTTATTGAATACACATCAAGTAGAACAGAGAAATCTGGAAGATTCGTAATTGCAAAATAGAAAATAAAATGAACTTCACACAATTTTTAACAGAATCTAAAAAAGAAGGTGCTAATCTGCACCTTGAACACATTGAAGATGAGATACTGAATCGTGGTGTCAATGGCGCCCGTGACACTATTAACTTCCTTCAATCATTGCGAGATATGCTTGCAGGCCATTCTACGTCTAAAGTAAATCTTACTACGAAATGGGATGGCGCACCTGCTGTATTCTGCGGTATCAATCCAGATAATGGCAAATTCTTTGTTGGTACAAAAGGTGTCTTCAATGCAAATCCTAAATTGAATTACACCGATGAAGATATTGACAAGAATCATTCAAGTGAGGGTTTAAATGCTAAACTGAAAGTTGCATTACGATATTTGCCTAAATTAGGCATCAAAGGTGTTTTGCAAGGTGACATGATGTTTGCAAAAGGTGAT